AAGTCAACAACAAGAAATAAATATGTTAAAAAAACATCTTGGATTATAAAATAAAATTTAATATTTTTATATTTAAATTAATCAAATCTAAGAATACAATCTGCTTTAATAATTTCTTGAAAATGTGTATTTTTTTTTATTTTTTTTTTATAATTATTACTTTTAATCATATTATTATAAATTTCATTATAATTATTTATAGCATATTCTATTATATTATTACTAAAAGCCCATCTAAAAAAATTTAATTGTCCGGTAGTTGTTTCAATTTTGTCTTTATCATTAATATAAAAAGAAATTCTATGATGTCTTCTAAAAGTATCAAAATTTAATTTTGTATAAGATTTTAATTGTGCTCGATAATCTAAATATATATTTATTTTTTTAAAACGACGATTATCATTAGATGGTAAATTATAATATATTTTATCATTATCTAATTTCCAATAATAAATATTATTATTTCTTGAATAATGTGTTACTAACCAATCTATTAATCTTAAAGATAATTTATGATTACCTGAAATAATAGTTTTAAATATATTTTTATAATTATTATTTTTAATATAGAATTCATTTAATGAAGTTAATAATAGTTCTTGACAATTATATTCCATTTAATTAAATAATTTAACCATTAATTCTTTAAGTAATGTGCGGTACGCATTTAATATTTATAATGTTAATAAAAAAATTATAATTTTAGGTACTAAAAGTTGACGGTAAACTACCAATATCTAATAGTCCATTCATTCTACTATCTGGTTCAATTGTACTTATTCCCCAAGGACTTACAGGAACTTGAGGATTAGGAGGTTCATATCTTAATTGTAAATTAGCATTTCTCAAAGATTGTCCTACTGTATTTACACCTATATGATATCCTGCTGTTAAAAAGTTTTGATCTTGAATATCTCCTGCTCCCGCTGGATTAACGCGAGCATGAACAGAATTGGCACCATGTGGTAATAAATCATTGGATGTTAATCTATCCCTTGGAAAACAACTCGAATCTACTAAATTAGAAGCGGAACGATAAGGCAACGGATATTCTTCTTCTTCATATTCTTCAGAAACAACAGGTTTAGGTGGAGTGGGAACAGGTGGTTTTCTTACAACTGGCTCATTATAAGAATCACCGTCGGGATCAGAAGGGGATATATTACCACTATAAAATGCGGCTTCGGTTCCAATAGATTTATCCACCGAAAAATTAGGCCCATTTTGCGATTTTTCCGCGATAGAAGAGGGTCTTAAATCCATAAGATTTCTATCAAAATTAGCAGAATCAACAGGATTTCCTAAAAAATTTTCTACATTATCCATTTGACATTTTGAATTGTATGTAATAAGTAACAAAAGTATTAATAATAAGAATAAAGCTATTGAAAATGATATAACAACTGTTTGATTATTAGAAGCCATATTTTTTATTTATCTATCTACTATCATTAATAGATAAAATATTCATAATATTATTTTTTAAAATATTAATTTTATTTACCCAATTTTTATCTTTAGAATTTATATCTTTAATTTCTTTTATTAATTTTTCATTTATATTTATAAAATTTTGTATTTTATCTATTTTATTATTATATTCAATTATATTATTATTTAATCCTTCTATTGTTTCTTTTAAAGTATTATCCCATTCAATATCAATTTCTTGTTTATTTAATTCAATATTCTCTATTTTTTCTATATCATTTATATCAATACTTTTAATACGCCATTTATTTAATGCTTTTGTTTTATAAATATATAATCCTATTAATTCTAATTTTATTGTAAACATATAATTATTATTTTTTAATAAATTATTTATATTTTTATTATCAATTTGTATATTATTTAATCTTATAATACATGATTGTGATAATATTGTTTCAATAGTATTTGTTTGTGTACAAAATGAATATTTAAACATTTCATTTAATTCATTTTCTTTTAAATAATTATTGAACCATTCTTTATTTTTATTTATAAAAAAATTTAATGCTATGTCATCTACTTCTTTAATTCTATTTATATCTTCGTTATTAATATATATATTTAATCTATACGCATTATTTTTATCAGAAATTTTATTTATATTATTAATTTTAATATCATATAAATTAAAATTAATATTTTTTGTACTTCCGGAAATATAAGCTTTTCTTTTAAATATAGGTTTTTTAAATACTATGTTCATTTTAAAATTAATTTATTCTTCTTATAAGTAAGATATACGTAAAATCAAATATGACGCAAGACATAAAAAAAAATAAAAATACCGATTTAACTAGTTTTTTTTTAGGATATATTAAAGATGAAATTTCAAAACCCAATATTAAAACAGAGATTATTAAACCATTATTAATTAATTTATTATATTATATAATACCATTTGTTATTTTATTTGTTTTAATTAATTTTATTACAACAATATTTGCTGTTTTTTTAGCATTTCATTTTAAAAAGAAAGATTTATAAACTATAAGTCATAGAATGTTTTTTTATATTATTATTTATTATTGATAATGAATATAATTTTTTATAATCATAATTATTATAATTTTTAACAATATACCATCCTCTTTTATATGTTTCATTTAAAGTTTCAAATGGTTCTTTCATTATAATATATATTTTATTATTATATTGTATTGATATAATATTAGTCATATTTAATATATAAATTATTAATTATTAATTAATAATTTATAATTATCATTTTTTTATATAAATATAAATGCGATTAATTATCTATTTAAATTAGATTTAGTTAAAATATATGAGCGAATTAGAAATTAAAAAGTTAAATGAATTATTTAATTTTAATGAAAAAAAAAAATTACATATTATTGATAAATTATTAGAAAAATATTCTAATATGTTTATTGATGACATTAATATGATTGATATATCTAAAGAAGTTTATAAAGATACTGATATTGAAAAATGGGGTTATAATTTACCCGAATTATGTGGAAGTAAAGAATTAATTATAAAATTGCTACATAATCCTATTAATAATATTGAAATTTTAAAAAATAGACAAAAAAGTTTTATAAATAATTATGATCCTATTTCATTTAAGATATTAAAAGAATATGAAGATGATATTTTATGGACTTTTAAATTAAATGATGAAATTATGAAAGACAATGCTATAAATATATTATTTCCACCCTCATTTATTTTATCATATATTAATTTAGTAGAACCAATATTAGATAGTTATCATTTTTATAAAATTGGATTTATACCATTATCTGCTTTATTATATCCTTTATCTAGTCTATTAGCACCTTATTATTATGTTAAGAAATATATGAAAATGAATTTATCATTTTATGATTATTTAATATTAATAAAAAGTTTTATTTTAATGTTTTTTAAATTAAATAATAATTTTAAATTAAATATAATAAAATTTGTATTTTTTTGTATTTATATATTTTTATATTTATATAATATTTATCAAACAATTGAATTTTCTTTATTATTATATAAAACTAAAAATAAATTACACAAAAAAATGAATGGACTTATAATTTTTATAAATGAAGCAAATAATATTATAAATGATTTTAATTTAGAAAAAGATCAACATATATTATTATCATCTTTTATTAAAAATTATTATAAACCATCTGATATTAATATATCAAATACGATGACTAACATATATAAATTATGGAAAAATAATAATATTAAAGAAATAATTAGTAAATTATTAATAACAATCTACACATATGATATAATAAATTCATTAAGTAACCTTAAAAATAATTTAAATTATTCATTTGTTAAATATGATAATTTAAATTCTACTAAAATATGGAATATGAAAAATCCAATATTATCTAATAATCAGGTTTCAAATCCTTTAAATTTATATAAAAATATAGTTATAACTGGTCCCAATGCTGCAGGAAAAACAACATATGTAAAATCTATATTATCAAATGTTATATTATCACAAACATTTGGTATTATATACGGATATAAATCTAGTATGCGAATATATGATTGTATATATTCTTTTATGAGAATAACAGATGAATTAGGTTCTAAATCTTATTTTGAAGCAGAAGCAGAATATTGTTCTAAAATGATTGAAAAGGCAAATGATATTTCTAATTTAAATAAAAAAGCCTTATTTTTAATGGACGAACCAATGCATTCTACTCCACCAACGGAAGGTATGGCAACTGCTTTTGCTGTTGCTGAAAATATCGGTTTAAAAAAAAATATTAATATAATTATAACAACACATTTTTATAAATTAACATATTTACAAGAACAATATCCAAATAATTTTATTAATTTATCAGTAGATGCTATAAAAATAAATAATAAATTTACATTTCCATATAAAATTAAAAAAGGAAGTTCTCATCAGTGTATAGCTATCGAATTATTAAATGAAAAGAAATTTCCAATATCTGTAATTAATAGTGCGATAAATATGAAAGAAAAAATATGCAGTAATATTATTAGTATATAAATGTTTAATTTAAAATTTAATAATATTTATTATTATATAATTGGATTTATAGTTTTAATTAGTATTTTAATAATTTTATATTTTTGGAGAAAAATAATTAATTTAACTATTATTAATCAAACTTTAGATAAAAAATATAATTTGTTAAAAAAAGATAATAAATTATTAAAAGAAAATTTTCAAAATAATAATAATAATAATGATGATGATATTGGTGATATTATTATGAATGAAGTTTTCCCACAAAATGATAATAATAATTTTTCAAATATTGAACCCTTAACTAATGATACAAATATTGAAACTATTATAATGGAGATGAATATAGGTGGTAAAAATATAAATAGTAAATGTGAAACAGGTTCTTGTTCTATATTACCTGATAAAAATTTAGAAACAGATATAGTTGAAAAAATTATTAAAGCAAATAATATTGATGTTTATGATCTAGAAAAAGAAAAACTAGAAAAAGAAAAACTAGAAAAAGAAAAACTAGAAAAAGAAAAACTAGAAAAAGAAAAAATAGAAAAACTAGAATTAGAAAAACTAGAATTAGAAAAGCAAAAACATATACAACAAATGCAAATGCAAAAACAAATGCAAATGCAAATGCAAAAACAAATGCAAATGCAACAAATGCAACAAATGCAAATGCAAAAGCAATGGAGAGAAAAAATGGAAAAGGATCGCATGGAAGTAGAAAAAATAGACAAAGAAAAAATGCAAAAACAATTTGAAGATATTGTAGAAGAAAAACAACCTACAAAACCAATTAATTTATTAGAAAAAACAAATTCGGAAGATATAGAAAAAGAAAATTTAAAAAATAAATCAGATAATGAAGATGCTACTTCAATTATTTCAGATCAAAATACAACTGGTTATACTAAATCTAAATTAAATAAATTAACTATTGATAAAATAAAAGAAATTTGCATTAATAATAATTTTTCCGACGATGGAACAAAACCTATTTTAATTGAAAGAATTTTATCCGCTTTAAATAAATAAAAAATATTCTTATTTATCAATAGATAGAATAAATAATTTATGACTACCACATCTAATAAAAATACTTATTCGTGTCCATTAAGAATGGCCGATGGAAGATCTATGACTGATTATAGACCTAAATGTATAGTTAATTATGAACTAATGAATACTATAACTGATAATAATTTAGTTAAAAGTAGTTTTGAAAGTAGATTATATTTACAACAAAATGCAGATGAAATAATGAAAAACGAAATGCAAAAATCTATAAATAATTTAGTTCCTTGTGTTACTTGCGAAAAACCACTAGGTAATGGTACTTTATTACCTGAAAAATATATAGTTTCATGTGATGCTATATCGTGTACTAAAAAACCTTTTAATAAAAATGGATTAGGAGATGGTAGAGAAGGCACAACATCTTTATTACTTAATTAATATTTAATAATATTTTTTTTTATATATTCTATATAGATTAGATATAAAATGAATTTTAATAACCAATATGTTTCTGCTAAAATTACTATGTTAGAAAATAATAAAATACAAATTAAAGGAAGTGTCAAAGGTTATAATAAAATACAAATTATAGCACCCAACCCTCCTGATAAATTAGGTAATTATAGCGGAAACTCTTTACCTTTTCCAAGTCGCGATATTGCTTTTGAAAATACTAAAAATAAATATATTGTAAATGGTGAAAAATTTGATATAATTTTTAATTATCCAAATAGTTATTATTGTATTGTATCAGGTATGAATAAAATTCCACCAACAATTTATTTTATAATATTAAATCATAATAATTTAAAGACAGAATTTCAATTACCGGATACATGTAATCTAAAAACTTTAACAAATAGAAATCAAATACATGATCCTAGTTTTTATTCAAGTAAATATGATGTTTTACCAATAACTACTGCAGAAAATAATATGTATAATTACAGTAAATATAAAAGAAATAATAATAAAGCTTAATTAAATATTATTATTTCTTTTATATTTAAAGATTTTAAATATATTTAAAGATTTTAAATATATTAAATATATTAAATATATTAAATATATTAAAAATATTAAATATATTAAATGGAAGATATAGCAAACAAATTTAATAAATTATGTAAAACAAATTCTGATATAAATGAACATTTGCCCACTCTTTATAACTATGCATCAAAATGTGAAAGTATTATTGAATTAGGAGTAAGAGGTATAGTCAGTTCATATGCTTTTGTTTATGGATTATTAAATAATAACAGTTCAAATAAAAAATTGTTATTAAATGACATCACTCCCTGTAAAATTGATGAATTATTACAACTTACTAATAATTTAAAAATAGATATTAAATATGAGTGGATTAATGATCTAGATTTAGAAATTAAAGAAAACTATGATTTAACATTCATAGATACTTGGCATGTTTATGGACAATTAAAAAGGGAATTAGAAAAGTTTTCAAAAGTGACTAATAAATATATAATAATGCACGATACAACTGTGGATGATTATAAAGGAGAAACTATACGCTTGGGAGGGAATGCTAAAGAAGAGTCTATAAAATCTGGTATTCCTTTAGATGAAATAAATAAAGGATTGATACCAGCAATAAATGAATTTTTAGAGCGTAATAATAATTGGAAAATTAAAGAAATATTTACAAACAATAATGGTCTAACTATTTTAGAAAAGATAAATTAAGAATAAAAATCCCATTCAAATGCATTAACCCCTTCACATTTAGCAGTACGCCACATAATACCACATTGTCTCATAATTAATCCACGATTTAAAAATGGATATTTTTTATGTAATATAGGATAATGTTTCTTAACAAATATATTATATGGCGTTGGTTTGCGTTTACACTTAGTTTTATTTTCTAAAATGGTATCATTATACGCATTAATTAATAATTTTTTTAATTCAGTTAAAGTATATACGTTTTTAATATCAACAAGTATTATAAATTTATTAACAAACTGTTGTGTAAAAGTCATTTTTAATATTAATATTAATATAAATAATCAATTTTTATAAAATTTCATTTTAATATAAATTATTTTTTTTAAATATAAAAAATGATATTAAAATATATTATTTTTATAATTATATGAGTAATAATCTAATTATAGTTGAAAGTTATACAAAAACTAAAACAATTTATAAATATTTAAAAGATGAAAATCATAAATATAATGTTACTTTTTCACAAGGTCATTTTTGCGATTTGCCTAAAAATGAATTAGGTATTAATATTAATACTTGGGAAGGTACATATACTACCACTAAAGAAAATATATTAAAAAATATTAGAAAATATGTTAAAGAAGCAGATAATATATATATAGCAGCAGATCCTGATACCGAAGGTGAAGCAATAGCATACCATATTAAAAATAATATTAAAGATTTACTCAAAAAAAAAAACTGCTATCGTATTAAATTTAATGAAATTACAAAAAATGCTATTATAACTGCTATTAATAATCCATTAGATATTGATATAAATTTAGTTAAAGCACAAGAGACAAGAAGATTTTTAGATAGAATTGTTGGATTTAAATTATCACCATTATTATGGAATAAATTTAATGATAAATATTTAAGTGTTGGTAGAGTACAGAGTGTAGCATTATTATTATGTATTGAGCAATTAAATTTAATTAAAAATCATGAAATTGAAAAATATTGGAATTTAAATGGTAGTTTTAATTATAATGATATTATTTTAGATTGTATTAGTATTAAAATTAAAGATGAGAATATATTAGAAAATATTTTAAATATTTTAGATATACCTACTAATAAATTTAAAATTGAAATATCACAAACTAATTCTAGCGAATATCCCTCCCCACCATATAGTACAACAACATTACAACAAGATGCTTATAATAATTTAAGATATAATTCAAAAAAAACTATGGAATTAGCGCAGAAATTATATGAAAAAGGATATATTACATATATGAGAACAGATTCTGTAAATATATCTAAAGAATTTAAATATAAATTACAAAAATATATTACCAATAATTATGGTTCTGATAATTCCGTAATAAGAAATTTTAAAAATAAAATTATAAATAGTCAAGAAGCACACGAGGCCATAAGAATAACAAATCCTAATATAATAAATATATCAAATGATGATGAAATAACAGAATATCATGATAAATTATATAATATGATATGGAAAAGAACAATTGCCAGTCAAATGAAAGAAGCTATATATACTAATATTAATTCAATTATTAAATGTGTTAATAATTCACATTGTAATGATTATATATTTAAATGCAATAAAACATTTTTAACAAATAGAGGTTTTTTAATAATTTATAATAAAGAATTAGAAGATTATAAAACTTATTATAATAAATTAAATACTAAAAAAAATATAAATGTTAATATTATTAGTTTTTCATTAGAATGTGATATTAATCAACCTAAATCACTATATAACGAAATTACGCTAATAAAAAAATTAGAAAAGGAAGGAATAGGAAGACCATCAACGTATGCTTCAATAATTGATAAATTATATATTAGAAAATATGTAATAAAAGGTAAAAATCCATCAAAAAATGTTAGTATAAATAATTTAATTAAAAAACATAAAAAAGATATTAAAATAATAACTAAAGATATAAAAACTGGTGGTAAAAATTCAGATTTATTAGTACCAACTGATTTAGGTATAAAATCTATAGAATATTTAAATACTATAATACCATTTCTTTTAAATATTAATTTTACAGCAGAAATGGAAAATGCTCTTGATAAAATATCAATAGGTGAAATAACAAAAGATAATATATTACAACAATTTTATGATAAAATTTATCCAATTATTAATATTCATGGTAATATAAATAATAATTTTGAAAATAAAAGGAAAACGGGTATTATTAAAAGCAAATATGGTTATTGTTATTATCATGAAAAAGATAATAGATATACAAATATAGAACCTTATTTATCATGGAAAAAAAAATCAGTTGAACAATTAGAAAATAAAGAAATAACATTTTTAGGATCATTACCTAAAAAATTAGAAGATGGAATGATGTTACATATTGGTAAATATGGATTATATTTAAAAGATAATAATAATAAAAATATAAAATTAGATAAAAAAAAATGGGATAGTTTTATTTAATTATTTAAATTATTATTTTAATTTTCATTATATATATATATAGAATTTGAATGTAGTTTATATTTTAATTCATATTTATTTGGTAATAAATCTATATATATATCCTCCTTGTTGTGATTTTCTAATGATAAATATGGTTTGATATTTTCAATAGTTTTTTTTGCACCTTTCAAGACATTTCTTTCCATTCCTTCGACATCTAAATGAATTATTCCTAATTTATCACTAATAATATTATTTTTAACTAAATTATCTATACTATCAAAATATGATTTATCTATATTAGTAAATTTCTCTTTAAACCAGATCCACGCGCCTGTATTATTAGTCTCATTTCCGGGTGTTAAATAATTACCTATAATATCAGATAAACCCATATTTAATACAATAATATTATCAAAATTATTTATTTCTTTAATATAATTAATAAAATCGCATTTATGTTTAGAAGGTTCGATAGCATAAATTTTAATATCATTTCTTTTTTTTTTTAAAATATGTGCTATGGGAAAAACACCATCACCAACATGCGCCCCACAATCAATAATACAGTAATTTTCTTTTAATTTCAAAGCTTTATCAATTATATCTTTTTTAATTTCGTAGTCAAAATCAAATTTATTTGGCAAATTTAATTGCATAAATATATTTTTTTCTAAATCAGGCCACAATATAGTTTCTTTATCATCATCGTAAGGATTAATAGTATTAATTAATTTATTTTCAAAATCATTTTTATTATAAACTTTATGAATATCATCTGATAATATTGGTGCTACACTTACATCATCATAAAAATTTTCTATATTAAAAAAAATTTTATTAATTATAATTATTGCGATAATTATAATTAATAAAATAATAAATAAATTTATATTTGTTAATACTTCAAATTTCTTTTTCATCTATATAATATAATTATATATAATAAATATATAATTGATATTAATCTTTAATTTCTATAAAACTTACAGAAGTAGTTGTATTAATAATAATTTCATCTTGATTAAATAATACTTTATATTCTTTGGCTAATTTAATTAAATTATCCATTATATTTTTATCATTTTGATGTATAATTGTTAATGTATATGTTAATTCTTTTTCATTATTCCAGAAACCATAATTAGATGAAATTGTAAATGATTTAAATTTATTACTAATATTATTATTTACAAATGAATTCCAATTATGTTTTGTAACTTTTTTAATTATATTATTTTTATTTATTCTAGTACCAAAATAACAAATAGTTGTAAACCACGTCATTAAATTAATTATATATTTATAATATTATAATATTATATTATATTATTATTTTATATATATAAATATAAAATAGATAAATATGTATTATATATATTATTTATTAATTATATTTATATGGGGATTAAATCCAATATATTATAAAATATTATTAAAAGATATAAATTATGAAACAATATTGCTATCTGCTAGTTTTTTATATTTTATAGGATTGTTATTTTATATAATAATTTCCAAAAAAAGATGTAATGTAATTAAAAATGATATTAAAATTATTAATAAAAAAATGTTATTAATTATTTTCATAATAGGTATATCATTACTTATAGCACAATATTGTTACTTATATGTAATAAAAAATGATAAATTGCATATAAGTACTATTTTAACATCGTGTTATCAAATTATAACAATATTGATTGCGTATTTATATTTTAAAGAAAAAATAAATATTTATAGATTTATCGGAATATTATTAGTATTATTAGGATTAATACTAATAAAATATAAATAATGGAACAAAAAATGGAATTATATTATTTAAAAATAGAATATATTTATATTATAATTGAAATAAATTATAATAATTATAATAATATTTATAATATAAATAATAATAAAAATGAATGTAAATATTTAACTTTTATAGACTTATATGGAGACAGAATAATAAAAATAAAGAGACTGTTAGATATATTTATAATAAATACTACAAAACATAATAGAAATAAATTTGGTAAAAAAGTTGGAAATGTAAAAAAAAATTTAAATTATAATATAAAAATAGATTATATAAAAGAATTAATTGAAAAAATATATTTATAAAAAAGTATTTATAATATAGTACAATATTCTTTATTATTATATTTTTTCTCTATTATTTTAAATTGGTTTAATGAAATCCATTTAAAATTGCTAACTTCACAATCAATATCATATAAATTTACATCAACCATATAAGCAATATCATATTTACATTTATTAAAACTTATATATAATAAAGTATTATTATGTATATAGTTAATACTATTTGTTAATTCATCGTATCTAATTTGAAATATATCATTTTTCTTATATTTACCAAAAACACCTACAGATTTAGCATTTTCATAAATCATTATATCATTTGTATGAAGTAAATACAAACCATATTCAATATTTATAAAACAAGAATTATATTCCTTATTTTTTTTAGATAATCCAATAATACATGCTTTATTGCTTGAAATTATTAAAAATTCAAAACCTAAAACTTTTTTATTTTTATTTATATTTAAATATATATTTTTTTCTGATATAGCACTTGTTATCCAACTATTATTTAATATTTTTTTTAAATTATTATCATAATAAGTTATATTTGTATCTAATGATGTAAAATTAATTAATTCATTAGCAATTGGTTTAATAATAATTGAAAATTTACTTTTATCAATCCATCTTAAATTATTTATTTCAAATAAATAATCTAAAATAGAAATTTGTATTAAATAATTTTTACTAAAATTAAAACTATTTTTAGAAATATATAATAATGTATTATTTTTTAAATATTCTATATTATTATTAAACCCTATTCTTATCTGAAATTTATCTCCAATTGAATATCCCCCAACATATTCACATATTTCTAAATTCTCATAAATTAATAATCTATTATTATATATATATATAGCATAATCTATATTATTATTATTATTTATATTATTATTATCTACACTATTTAGTCCAATTAAACCATTATATTCTGATGATATAATTACAAATTCAAAACCACATATCGAATTAATATCTCTATTAATATTAAATTTTATAAAATTTTCAGATAATATTAAATTATCATATTTTGATATTTTTTGATATTTATAATTTGTAATATTTAATTCTTTATTATCATAAATAATATTATTATAATTTGTATAAGTAATCCATTTAATATTTTTTAATTCAAAATATTTGTTACACATATATAAATCTATATAATAATTTATATTATTTACTATCAGATTATTACTAGTATATAATAAAAAATTATTTTTAATATATTCAATTTCATTATTATTATTTAATCTTATTTGAAATTTATCATTATATTTATAACCACCAATATGTAATTTAAATAAACCATTTAATTCATATATCATTATCCTCATATTTGATAAAAATAATATACCAAATTCTATATTTTTAATATTTTCAAAATTTTTTTTTTTTTGTTTTCCAAAACCTATAATTCCTTTTTCTTTTTTACTTAATATATTAAATTCAAATCCAGATATATTATTTATATTATTATTAAATTTTATTATTTCTTCCGAAGAAATACCATTGTCCCAATCTATTGAATTATTATTATATATACTTTTATCCTTTATTATATAATTTATATTATTATCTGTAAATTTTACAAAATAATTAATAGGGTAATTATAATTTATATTTTTAGTTATCCATAAAATATTACTTATTTTAGATTTATAATCAATAAAAAACATTTCAATAACAAAAATACAATTATTTTTTAATATTTTGTTAGAATATAATAAAATATTATTTCTAATATATTCTATAATATTATTTTTTTGTATATTAATAATAATATTATCATTTACCTTATATTTTCCAATTATACATTTTAAAATATTATTTTCATATACTATTAATTGTTTTTTATTATTTAATTCTAAACAATAATTTATATTATTATTTATATTATTTATATTATTTATATTTTTTATACCAATTCTTATATTTTTATTATCAGTATTTATATTAAATTGAAAACCCATATTTTCATTTTCATTTTCATTAAATATTATACTTTCAGATATAACCTCGCCAATTATATTATTATCTACATTTTTAATTAAATAATTTTCTTTTATATTATAATTTATATTATTTGTAATTTCTTTATATTTAATAGGACTATTATGTTCTATATTATTTATGGATATTGGAAAAAATATCCATATTAAATTATATATATTAGTATTATCTGATAAAATATTAATTTCAAGATATAAATCGTTATTGTTTTTATCTATATCATATACTACTATATTATTTATAATATATAAAATTTTATTTTCTTTAAAATAAATTTTTATATCTATATCATCTTCGTATTCTTTAATTTTTTTTTTTTTTTTTTAATAATTACAAAAATA